GTTAATCTTGGTAATTTATACGTAAGAGGCGCAGGATTAATATTTTTAACAGGGACTACGCTTACTGTTAGCGCAGGCCAAGTTCGTGATTCTACAGATGCTAACGACATTCTTGTCGGTGGCAATCTGTATTCTAACCCTAGGGTTGCAGCGTCAGACGTTACAGTTAACACAGCTTTAACTGGCGCATTGGGTGTAGATGTTGGCGGCGGTGCAGCAATCGTTGCTAGTACAATGTATGCTGTTTATGTGATTGGCGATTCACGCGGATTTAATTCAGGTTCTGCCGTATTGTCAGCAAGCTTCACATTGCCATCTTTGCCGTTAGGCTATGACATGTATCGCTATGTAGGCTCTGTTTCTATGGATGGCGCAAAGGCTGTTCGTAAATTCTCACAAACTGGCGCAGCTTTAGATCGCACAATGTGGTATGACCCAGGCACAGGACCAACCACTTTAGGCGTGGTGATACCTAGCTCGCGCACAACCGCATCTACAGCGTTTGTATCTGCCGGCACACTTACTACTTTGATTCCACAATCTCCTGTGGAAGTGCTTCTAAATGTGAGCTATACACCCAATGCGGCAGATGACATTATAAAGTTCGCCCCTTTCGGTTCAACTGGTTCTTACGCTTCATTTTCAGGGGTTGCCGCGCAACTTCAAAACACAGTAGTTAGGGTTCCTTCTGCATTAAATGCCACCCCTGTGATGGATGTGGTTGTTGCTACTCCTGCGGCTATTGGCGCATTAGTAATAACAATGAATGGTTATGTAGACCAGCTATAATGATTAGAGGGTTAAGTTATGACATATTCAGTTACGAAATTAATAACCGAGGCTTACTACAGTTCAAGTGTTGTAAGCCGACAATTTGAGACGATACAAGGTTATCAATTAAATGATGGTTTGTTATGGCTTAACCAGCTTTTAGGCGACAAGGCCCTGGACTCTGGGGATATTCCATACATCACTCAGCAGTATGCATTTAACGCGGTTGTCGGGCAGGAAACTTATTTCATTCCAGGTCTTGCGAGTATAGATGCGCTGGTGTTTTACATCGGCTCTGTTCGCTACCAAATGAATTATGTTGACAGAATTAAGTATTTTGGGTCACCCCGAGCAAACAACATTAACGCGCTGCCAGTTTCATACACTTACGAGCGTGTGCCTGGTGGGTGTAACATCTGGGTGTACTTCTGGCCTCAGCAAGCGTTTGAGTTTAACGTTACGGGCAATTTCTTTATAGACAGCGTTACGCTTAACCAAGATTTACAGTCCAAGGTTACGACAGCAAACCTAGGTGTTGCAAGCGTCGTTCTTCCTGGGACAATTAGCGCTGGTCAACTTGTTGTTAACGGGGTTGATTTAGCGGGAACATATGCTGACGCATTAGCATTGGCAACATATATAAATACTGGCATCGTTGTGAATGTAACGGCCAGCCTCATTAACTTTGAATTTGTTTTGAGTAGTGTCTCGGGGAAGACCATAACCATTGTAACTAGCGGGATATTAAATGCCCCTGTGCTTGGTCAAATCACATTTAGAGACTTTAGCTTGCAAGACGGATATTTTTCACAAAACTTTTACGCTTTGGTGTTTGATGCTTTTTATACTAACTATCTTGAATATCAGTTGTCCGAGCGTATTTGCCAAAAGCTAAACTTTGCCGTGCCAGATGGGGTTGCAGACCAACTAGCAAGATATAAGCTTCAAATATCTAAAATGGCTGAACCTCTTGATCTTCGCTATCAAAAAATTAGCGTTTTAGGTCAAATTAAGGGTATTAATTATGCAGCCGTCAATATTGGTCGCGGCTACACTACAGGCGGATGATAATAAATGACTAGCAGCAGAGTTACGCCAAAATCAACCCAAGAAAAGCTAGATTTAGTAGGCGGCTCTACGTTCGGCAAATACTCTAAGATTAGTGCAGCTAAAACATTTAACATGTACATATCAAGCGCGGGTGTTGAGGGTGCAGAGGACCAGCAAAATTGGATGGTGGGGTTTCCTGGTTACCAGAGAGTCTTAAACTTGTTGCCGTTTCCTAACCCTTATCCTGACCCACCTTTACCACCAGATAATGTCCCTTCCGGTCAAGGGCGAGGTATATTTTTATCTGTGCGTGGTAATTTTATTATTGTTGTTGTGAATAGTGTCGTATATTCTTTAAGCCCCACGCTTGGGCAGTCTACAGTTGGGGCCCTCAATACATCTTCTGGCGAGGTTTTCATGGATGAGAATTTAAATTCTCAGATATGTATAGTTGACGGACAGGATGCTTGGGTTTATCAGTATGGGGCTGGGGCTAAATTTGAGAGGCAAACAGATGCAGTTTTAGGGACCGGGGCTTTAGTGCCTAATTATGTTGAATACCACAACACCTTCTTCTTGTTTGGAAATAAAAACCCTACTTCTAACGGCGCTTTTTGGTACGTGTATCAATTTAACGTCGCAGGTGCCCCCCCTGATAACGCCCTTATATTGCAGTTGACAGTGGGCGGACAGTTTGCGATTCAAACAAAAGCAGATTCAGCGCTAGCTGTTAAAAGGATACCTGCTCGTTCAAGTAACGTGTTAGTGTTTGGTCGCACGGTGTGCGAGGTATGGACGCAAACAGGCGGCGCTGAAAACTACACAAAAAATCCTGCGCTTAGCATTAACTATGGTTGCCAATCTGTATCCACAATTGCAGAGGGGGCAGACCTCCTTGTGTGGCTTGGGGTTAACAAAGAAGAATCCCCTGTGATATGTGCTTATGACGGAACTAAATTAAAGAATATTTCCACGGATGGCATAGACACATTGTTAGGGTCAATAAAGCACCCTGAAACGTCTACTGCAATATTATATCGTGAAGATGGTCACTTGTTCTATATCTTAACTTTTTACGACGATGAAGATAACTTGACTTTAATGTATGATTTTAACACAGGGCTGTTTTCTAACTTAACCAATCAAGATATGAATTTTCATCCGGCACGCGGGATAGTCTACTTTAACCTGAAAACTTATTTCGTATCGCTTAGGAATGCAGCGCTTTATGAGATGGATTCCTCTATAAACTATATAGACGAAAATTTACCGCGCACAAACGCACAGTCAGACTACAATTCTAATCTAGTCTATGAAATGCAACGCATGCGAATCACATCAAACATAAGAATGGCAAACTCTGGAAGATTCATAGTTAACGGCTTAAATATAACGCTAGAGCAAGGATCGGACGAAGACTATACCGGAGTTAACATAATAGATGGCATTATAACAGAGGCAACAAACAACGCCCCGTTAGACCAAATTGTCACAGAATTTGGAGACATAATAGTTACCGAAGACTCGGGGAGTGGCACAACTGGCGGCCTGATTTCTAGGCCAGACTATACACCTAGAATTGACTTGAGATTTAGTAAAAGTGGCGGGGTAACATGGAGTAACTACGTATCACGCAGCTTGCACGCCCTAGGGTTCAGGCAGAATATTTTGCAATGGGAAGGGATGGGCGGGGCAAATGATATCTGCTTTTGCTTTAGGTTTTGGACGACAAGCAGGCTTATAGTTAATAATGGCTTGGTTGATATAATTGTTTAAGGGGCGATATGAGCGGCACAAAATCAATACCACAATACGCCTTTAATGCAGAATATTCTGAGCAAGAGGTATACCAGGAATTATTGAATAGAATTTTAAGTGAATGGTTTCGCACGGACACGGGTTTCTTCTTGCCGAGCTTAACCAACGCAGAGGTTGCAACTTTAGTGGCCATAACGCCAGCCATACCAGCCCCCAGAATATGGTTTAACTCAGATTTGGGCAAGGCTCAGCTTTTGGTTTCTCCTGGTACAACGGAAGTTATAACAAGCGTATAGAAGGTAAGATATTATGGCATTTGATTTTAGAGATTTATTACCAGTAGCAGGAACCCTAGCTGGAGGTTACTTTGGCGGCCCAATGGGCGCATCTGCCGGTGGCGCAGTTGGCCAGATGTTCACAAAGGACAAAAGCGGCGACGGTGCATCTCAATATCTTGACAAGGTTTCAGGGTATGGGCATGACGCTTATGACCCATTCATTAATCAGGGCAGAGAAGCTTACGGCCAACTTAGCCCTCAATACTCTAAAATGTTTAACGACCCTCACGAGATGTATGACCAGGATGTAAGCAAATATAAGCCTTCGGCTCAATACCAATTTATGCAGCCTCGTATGAATCAAGCAATGGGCAATACCGCCGCTGCTGGTGGCTTTGTTGGTAATGAAGCAGATCAAATGAGCCGCACCCAACTTGTGCAGCAGATGTTAGGGTCTGACCTTGGCGCATATCTTGAAAACATAAACGGTATGAGAAATACAGGCATGAAAGGGCTGGAAGGTTCGGCTGACAAAGGATTCCAGGCGTCAGGAAGCTTAGCTGATTATCTTGGAAACTCTGCAGGAAACCAAGCTGGATTGTCGGCAACTATGGGCGCTCAAAAACAAAAAGGTCAGTCGGGAAATATGAATGATTTAATAAGTAACTTAAGTCGTGGATTTGGAGGACAGGCAGGCCAATCACTGGGCAGCAATCAAACCAAAATACCACAATACGGTAACAGTAGCGGTTTCAGCATGCCAAACAACTGGCTATCGGGGGGACGTTAATGCCTTTAAATCCATTAAATTTTAACCAGCTCTTGCACTCCCCTGATAACTCGGGGCTATCCAACATGTTTAAGAATTATTACGAAGGCATGGAAATGGCTCAGACGCCACAGAGATTGGCGCAAGAAAGATTGCAAGCAGACCTTAAAAACCAAATATCTGGGGTTGAAGCTGAGTATGCGCAGCCTAAAGCGCAAGCCGGCCTGCAGAAACAGCAGCAAGAGAATGAACTTTACCCTCAGATTAAGAGGGAGGAGATGGACTTAAGTAAAGCGCATAGGCGATCTTACGGAGCTGATGTTGACTATAAAAATGCTCAGGCTGAAGAAATAAACCAGCGCCTAAGCCAAAGCCGAGGCATGAGCGACTTGCCGGATAATGGCGTTCCATATTCAATGATGGGCGCAAACGAGAAGCTCGCAGCTTCAAAAGAGGTAACTCAGCAACAAAAGCTCGCACAAGGCCAGATGAAGGTCAACAAAATAGCCTATGAGCTCAGGAAAATAATGGAAGACCATCCAAAGCTTGCGGATGAATTTTCCTCGGCCTTCGCATTAGCCGGCGATAAGCCAAGCTTTCTTGCGAAGACTAAGAGAAACTTATTTGCCAACAAGAAAGATTTGGGGGCTTATGAAAAGTTTCTTAAACTTTCAAACGATCTGATTTTACAGCAGGGTGACGCTTTAGGTAAAAACTTTACCGACACAAAGGCTACTTTGCTAGCTCAATCTAAGCCAAACCCCAACAACACTGATGAAGCCAATAAATATCTTATTGATAAAATTATAAGTGAAACCGCGCCAGCGAAAAGATATCATCAAGCCTTAGAGAATGGCCGCAGAGGTCGTTATGTTCCACAGTTAAATATGGAAGCATACAGGGACAACTCAGAAGTTGAAGGGCTATCTGTCGATCTACAAAAGGGCATCGGCATGACTAAAGATTCGGAATCCAAAGATAAATCCTTCTCGCAAATGACCCCTGAAGAACTAATCGAGGCGTATAACAATGGGTAGAAGGGAAGAAATTGCAGCAGAAATGACCCGTCGAGGGATGGCTATCCCCCGAGCCTCTGCGCCGCAAGAATCTTCACGGCGTCAAGAGATATTAGCTGAAATGAAGCGACGCGGCATGCAACCTCCTGAGCAGCGTAACACACAGCAATTTCAAAGCTCTGACTATGAATCCCCAGATCAGGCGGTTTTCCAAGCTGCAAGAAACGCACCTCGTAACGCGTGGGGTATGGTAGAGCAAGGCGCCCAAGCGTTTAACGCCCTCGCAGAACATGAAGGCACCCCAGGGCAAAAGTTTGCTGATTACGGCAATACCGCTATGAGCAACTTAGTTGGTGGCGCTCATTCAGGCTTAAACATCCCTAGCAACATGCTTGGTTATGCGCAAGAGCATAAAGCTAGGCAGGGCCAGCGCGTAGAAGAAATGCGCCAAGAAAAACCTAATACTAAATTCCTAAATTTAGATCCAATTCAATTGTTACCTGATTGGCTGCAAGCCTGGAAACCATCTCAAGAAACGCACGACACCATGAATGCTGCCGAAAACTACTGGCAGCAAAAAGTAACGGACCCAAATTCTGCCGATACTCAGCTAGTAGGTTCATTGGCTCGTCAGATTCCAGGAGCGATAGCTACCGGCAACCCTTTCGCTGGTATGAGCGCGACGGCTCTAGGCGAGAATAGAAATCCTATTGAAGACATGCTGGGTGCTAAGTTTGCACAGAAAGCTGGTGGCAAACTGATTGAAAATGCCCCAAAGATTGCTGAGGTAACAGGAAAAGGACTGGAAGTTGGCAAGAATGTCGCTACAGCCCCAGTTAAAACAATTAAAAGAGCTGTAAACAAGGTTAGCGAACCTTGGAAGCAGAGGGCAGAACTTGGCGAATCTATAACTAAAGGCAAGCGCGATGTGTTAACCCATCAAGACACTATTAAAGAGGCAGGCAGGGTTATCGAGGACACTTACAAAGAGCATTTAAAGGATAATTCCGGCGTGTCAAAGCGCAATGTGGCAAACGATTTAAAAGAAATAGGTCGCTCAGAATACAATCATGGCTCAGAAAGATACAACGATTTTAATGCTGCTAAAAATGAAGGGCAAAAAAGGGTGTTCAAACCTGTTCAACCTGAATTCTTTGACAAGCAATTCCCGGGGATACGCGATGCTGTATCCAAAGAAACCAGGGCTGCAATCGACAATACGTTTGGCAAATATGCTGAAAAGACCAAGGTTAACCCACTAACAGGCAAGACAATTTTCGATGTCGATAAAAACGCACGCAGTCCAAATGTTGCGGAGTATGTAGAGCTACAGAGAAAGCTTTCTAGTGAAAAGCGCTCTTTAAGAAGCCGAGCCGACAACCCTGACATGATAAAATCTAAGAAGGATGTTTTACGCGGGCAAGCTAATTCAATAGAAAGATTAGAGTCGACACTAAATGATAGGATACAGGGGTCAGTTTCTGAGAAGGTGTTTGGCAAACACTTATCTAACCAAGAATTTTGGAAGGAAATTGTATCACCATTTACAGAAAATGGTGCATTGCATGATATGGTTTCCGGTCGCGGCAAAGTAAAGACATCAAACATTTTGGAAACTTTAGACGCAGAAGGATTACAAGCCCTTAAAGAGTCGTTGCTTAAGAGTCAGAAAGTTAGCGAATCTATTGGAAAGCATGATTGGCGCGGCGTTAATGTGACAAATTCTAAATCTCTAATCAAGGCGCTTGAGGGCGACCTAGGCAGGACACTGCCGGAGAATGTTAGAAATGCACTGCAAGAAAACTATGATATACTTAACAACTCCAACAAAATGATTGAAGCAATAAAACGGAAGGGCAAAGAACAGGCGTTAGACAAGTCGGTAATAGACAAGCGTATCGCCAAAATTAAAAGCTTGGGAGCTACTGTTGGCATTACGTCTGCCGCTGCCCCTACATTATTGAGGGTGATGAAATGGCTTTTATAATCTTACGGCCAAATAATGGTGGATGCTTCTATCCAGTAAGGGAGAGCAAAAACAATAACCCCAAAGATAAACAAAAAAGCCAGCATTTTATTCCCCTAAATATATACGTTGTTATGC